TGTAACGCTGGCTTCGTTGCCTGGATCAAATCCGCTTCCACCGTTGGTTACCTGCACGCTGCTAACCTGATAGGTCACGTTGATAGTGGCTCCTGTACCTCCACCTCCGCTGAGGCTGACTGGGTTGGCTGGCAATGCGGTGTAATCGCCTATGTTGGCCACGCTGAATGCGTTGATGCCCCAGACAAAATTGAACGTGGCACCGTTGGCATTCACGTTAGCTGCCACGTTGGAAGTTGATGCCACTGGATCAGCGGGCAAAGCAGCACTGGTGTAAACTCCGCGGTTGGTGATGTTCACGCCTGTGATACCACCTGTGCCGTTGGCTGAGCTAACTGTCAAAACCACAGGAGTGCTGTAGCCTGCGCCACTGAAGGTCAGTGTATCGCCCACGCTATAACGTGTGCCCGCTGTGGATATGTTGTCAGCTGCGACCTTGACGCTGGTTACAGTGACGTTGGCCTGTTGGTTGCCAGTGTATGTGCCGCCTGTCAAGCTGAGCACGTTGCCCACGCCGTAATCCTGTGTGACAGAACCCGTGTTGGCCACTATGACAGTGCCAGCGTACACACCTAGGTTAGCATTGGCAGCAACTGCGCCGCCGCCTTCGCCGCCGTATGGGTACACCGCGATGTTGGCCTGTCCTGGGCCAGTGATTGGACCATTGACCAGATATGCCTGCCCGGGGGTGGCTGGACCTGTGCCATCCACGCTGAGCCACTGATAGCTGCTGCTGGTCAGCTGCTTGACGATCCAGCTTGGACGAGCGACTGTGTCGCCCTGTATCCACGCATTGCCGATGATTGCCTGTCCGCTGGCATTCACGTTACCAAAATACTGTTTCTTTAGGGGGCGTCCCATGGTGTTCTCCTTGGCGTTCTAAGCCTACGGGGCACCGTTGCCCCATAATTGTTTCAGATCTATTTATCTAGCAGGCGGCTGTTGTCTGGCACGTGGACCGTGTTTTCGCCTGGGCCAAAGATGCTCCATTCCAGGTGATTTCCGTGCCAGTCCTTGATGCGATGGTTGGTGATGCGCATGGCAAATCCAGATGCGTATCCTGTGAATCTGATGCTCATCAGTCCGGACATGGGTGGTTCGGCTGATTCACAGAGCCTGTAGCTGCCTAGCTCGTCAGTGTCGCAGTCCTGTACCAGGAACCTATCGCTGCCAACCTGCTTGATGATCCAACCTCGACCAATGCGTCCGTGGTTGTTGATCACTGGCAGGAGCACAGGTCCGCGGTCATGAGGTGGTCCTATCCATTGATCTGTGAGTGGGCGACCCATGGTTGTATTATATCATCGCCAGGGCCGATTGATGAAAACAGTTGCATAGGTTATAATTGCAGATGGCAAAGAAACTCAACACGCAGGGACAGAAGCTCAGTGTAGATGCCACTCTGCGAGCTCTGGATACCAGAGATCTGGGGTATTACAACAGACTCACTGACGAAGAACGCAAAGGCTACAGCCCATTTCTGCTGATGCGCTATATGGCCAGCCTTGGTCCGCAGAGCAACATGCAGGGTTATGCAGTGCTGGCAACCAATGATTTGGTTAACATTGGTCTGTGGGCACTGGGCAAGCACCCAGAGTTACAGCACCAACTGTTGTGCTTGGCTGGCACTGGCAGCAAGCAGTATAGACCCTATCTAGGCGCCAAGAATGCCAAAGGCAAGACGCGAGCCATTGACGATTTTCTCTTGCAGCTGTATCCCAGTGCCAATACAGACGAACTGACACTGTTGAAATCACAGCTGAGCCGTGACAGCCTGCGACAGTTGGGCAAAGATGCTGGACTGAGCGATGCAGCACTCAAGGAACTGGTAGAAGATGGCAAAAAGCTGGAGCGTGATTCCTAAGCAGTGTCGCTGTGAATTCTGTAAACGTGAATTCTCAGATGAGCTGCGGCTGATCAATCACATCTGTGAAAAAAAGAGACGTTGGTTTCAGCGAGATCAGCCCCAGGGTCGCATAGCATTCATGGCATGGAGCAGGTTCTATGAGCTGAATGCAGCTGTCACTGGCAAGAAAAATCAGCGGACTTATAAGGATTTCATTGACAGCAAGTACTATTTGGCATTTAGTAGATTTGCCAGACATCTGTTGGACACCGCAGCACCAGAACCTGCGCGTTTCATAGACTATGTGCTGAAACACAATCTGCCTGTGGACAAGTGGACACATGACACAGTATATGAAGAATATGTCAAGGATCTGCTGCGCAGCGAATCGCCAGAACAGGCAGTGGAACGTGGCATCGTGCTGATGCGAGAATGGAGTCAACAGCATGAGCAGCCCTGGTACGACTTTTTTCGTGAAGTCAATGCCAGCCAACTGACTCGTTGGATAAAAACAGGTCGCATCAGTCCCTGGGTGCTATATAATGCCAGCAGCGCCGAATCTGCACTGCGGCGCTGTAGTCCAGAACAGATCAACATGATCTTTGCCATGGCACCCACAGCACAGTGGCAATTGAAACTTCGCAGTGACAAAGAAAGTGCTGCCTTTGTCAAAGACACATTGAAGAAAGCAGGTTTATAATGAACATCACAGACATGTATGGCTCAGATGATGCCCCAGACAGTCGCGCAGACACACCACAGATCAAACTTCTGCCTGTGAGCACGGGCACAGTGGTCGAATTTGTCATAGATGGCCAGCGCATACGTGCTGCGGACCCAGCACATGTGCTGAGTCTTGAGAGACGACTGGCATACGCAGAGCAGCAGCTGGTGACTCTGCGCAATGAACTGCGTCAAGCCAGCATGGCGCTGCGCAGTCGCCGCAGGGAAATGCATGTGCTGCAGCAGCAACTTGACGGTAAGATTGATCGTGACTGATAGGCACAGCACAGCGGATCGCGGTGACATTGATGTGGATTTTGCCCGCAGGGATCAGGCTCTGGCTCTGCTGCGTCACACACCTGCCAGTATCATCAAAGACAGCAAGATCACCAAACACAACACAGGCGTGTATTTTCATGCCGTGCCCACAGATCCCATCACTGGGCTGTGCAGCTTGGACTATCACGCAGCCGAATCTCAGGGATTCTTCAAGATTGACCTACTGAATGTGGGAGTCTACGAGCAGGTGCGCGACGAAGCACATCTCTTGCAGCTGATGGACAGACCCTTGGATTGGACGCTGTTCACAGACCAGTCATTTGTCAAACAGCTGTTTCATCTTGGCAACTATGGCGATCTCTGTGCTAGACTGCGACCAACCAGCATAGAGCACATAGCCATGATCCTAGCACTGATTCGTCCTGGCAAACGACACCTGCAGTGGCGTTGTGAAGCCCAGGGGTTTGACAGCATACGAGATGAAATCTGGGTCAAGACAGACAACAGCTACGCATTCAAAGCCGCACATGCCATTTCCTATGCTGTGTTGGTGTATGTGCATGCCAATCTGCTGGTTGAACATGCTCAAACCCATGATCAGCTGTGTGCTCAGACCTGATGTTGGCCACACACAGCCCCTGCTATTGGACGGCGGGCCTATTGGCTCATGACACTGATCGCTGCAAACAGGCGCTGTTGTGGTGTTTGGAAAATCTTGAGACCAAATCATGGACCTGGCTGCCCAGCAGTCAGAACATCAATGAAGTTGGCCTTGACCCGGCAATAGAGGAGTTTTATTTCAGCAATGAATCTGATTTCATGCAGTTCAGCATGATTTGGAATTAACACCGTTGACAGTGGTACACATTCGCGACCCCGATACAACAATTGGCAGCGCTGGTGTCATGACGCAGTTGGAACTGATCTGTGCTTGGTTGTCAGATCACGTGGGACCCAGAGGCAAAGGTCTGTATTCATGCAGTGGCCAAGGCTGGAATGCTCATTGGTCAATGGGTGAAAACTGTATCAAAGTGCAGTTTGACGACAACATGGTCACAGCTGACGCAGTTGTGTGGTTCCGTCTGATCTGGTGTTGACAACTGCTGCAGATCTGCTAGCATGCACAGGTCAATTGGAGACATCACATGCTGCTGCAGGATCTAACCAATCGCAATCTCATACACCCGCCGAGCTGGCTGCCAGACAACACAGTGCTGTTGGTGATCATGGGCAGTGCAGCCTATGGTGTCGGTACCAACACCAGCGATCAGGATATCTATGGTGTGGCAGTGCCGCCCAAGGATCAGGTGTTTCCGCA